GTCAAGGGCCCGCCCCTCCTGGATGCCCCGTTCGACCTCGGCCACGATCATGGCGTACACCTCGTCGGGGGTGTGGCTCATCCGGTTGCCGACCTCGTTCAGGTACGTGCTCACGTACGGGTCCGAGGGCGGATCCCCCGCGCGGGTCACGCGCCGCCACGCGTCTGTGAGGACGTTCCCTACCTCCGGCACTACCTCCACGTCGACCTGGTCCGTCCAGAACTGTGCGTGGTCCGAGACCCGTCCGGGGTCGATCGGGCCGTTCTCGGGCACGGCGGCCGGGCGCACCCGGTCCAGGAAGCGGGACACGGAGCGGAACCATGTCCGCGCGATGCGCTGCTCCCCTTCCCGGATGAACGCCTGCGCGCGCAGCCGCTGGGGCAGGTTCGGGTCATCCCCGAGCGGCGTGGTCACCGGAGTGCCTCGCGCAGCCGCTCCCGGTTGTGCGGCCGCCGCTCCAGCAGCAGGCCGGCCACGTAGTTCTCAAGCGCCACTTTGAGCCGGGAGGGCCGCACGGCGAATGCTTCAGCCACAGGATCCGTGAACTGGAAGGACCCCTCCATCAGTTCGAACGTGCCGTGCGGGAGGGGGATCACCGTGTGCAGCTCGTGCCGGGGCGTGGACTTGAACTGGCCCCGGTTCTGGTTGGTGAGCAGGCGCCCGCCTGCCCGCGAGAGTGCGTCATAGACGATCAGCTCGGCCGCCGCCACGAGCCCCTCGGGCACCGGCTCCTCGCCGCGGGTGTCCGGCGTCGCCCCCGGGAGCGCGTTCGGTGCGGGCTCCGGCTCGGGCGTCACCAGCTCGCCTCCGGCGCCCACCTCCGCATCGACGCCCGCCGCGACGGGGCTGATCTCGAGCCCCAGGTCCATGCCCTGGGTGATGTTCGGGTCGGCGAGCAGTGTCGGTGCCCCGGACACCCACTTCTCCAGCAGCCTGCGGGTGCGCTCTTCCTTGGACGGCATGGCGTCCGTGGTCACGCCGTTCTCGGTCAGCATGTACTCGTCCGAGATAAGGATTTTCTCGTACAGGGACTCCAGCGTCTCCCGGTCGTCCGGCCGGGCCACGATGGCGGTGGTGTCCCAGCCGATCTCGTACCCGGCCGCCTGTCCGGGGTCCATGCCCATGGCGATCAGGGCGGGCCGAAACCAGTGCTCCGTGATCGCGTCCCCGACCGCCTTGAGCAGGGGCTCGATGAAGATTTTGTAGGTGGACTCCTCCACCTGCCACGCCGACCAGTGGTTTGACTCACCCTGCGTGCCCTCGGCCACGTCTTTGGGCATGTCCAGGGCGGAGGCGAGCCGGGACAGGGCGTTGTCGCGCAGCTCCACCACGGCCGCGTCGAAGGCCGTCGCGAAGTCCTGGAACACGGCGTTGCCGATGACCTCACCCGGCATGGTGACCACGAGGGGGACCCGGCCGGCCGCCTGGCCGGGGTTCTGGAGCGACGTCTCCATCATTGTCAGCATCAGGTCCATGAGGGCCGCGCCCGCGGTCTCGTGGTCGCCCCGGGGCAGGTCCGCCTCTTCGGGTACGAGCCATGCCCCGTTCATGCCGATGCGGGAGTCGAGCGTGGCTGCGATCGACTGGGATGCCTTCTCGCACTCACGGCACACGGGCAGCGCCGGGCGCATGGCGGAGTCGGCCTTGGCCTGGTCGTTGGGGTGGGGCTGCCACACGCGGAGGAGGCGGTCCTGCGGAGTGAGGACGACCGTTTCGGCGGTGAACGGGTCGGTGTACTGCCAGGACTCGCCCTTGGCCGTGACCTTGTTGCCGGACAGCACCAGCCACTTGTCCGGCTCTTTGGCCCGGGTCGGGCGCACGATAATCCACGCTTCCCCGGGCACCTGCCAGCACAGGGAGATGAGCCGGAGCAGGCCCGAGCGCTGCGCCGCGCCCCCGAGGACCAGGGCCGCGGCCGCGACGGCCACGGGATTGTCGGTCGGCCCGGTTGGCTTCCCGGTTTCCGGGTCCAGCTCGGTCGCGTGGATGTCGGCCTGCGAGGCTGCGTTGGCGATCCACGTGATGGGGCCGCGCACCTCGCCGATGGCGTCGTAGTAGTACCAGGCTTCGTTTTGCCACAACTCCGTGGTTTTGTACATGCGGCCCCGGTTGACGCTGCGGACGCCGGGGCCGTTCATCGGCACGGCCGCGGCCACGACCGTCTTCGGGGGTGGCGCCTTCTCGGTACCGCGCAGCTTGTCGAGCAGCCCCATTACTCATCCTCCTTCGAGGCGAGCCAACCCGCCACGTAGCTGAACGCGAGTGCGTACAGCGGCCACACGGCCCACGCCGGGCCCGCCCACAGCAGCAGTGCCACGCCCGCGCCCACGTACACGGACACGCACCAGTCGCAGACGACCAGGTATGCGGCCAGGCCCTCGGGGTCCAGCTTCAGGAGCAGCCTGCGCCGGGGTGCGTGCGTGATGCGGTCGCGGGTGACGAGCCGGGTGAGCCGGCCGGTTGCCAGGGCTGCCGTGAACAGCGTGATCGCATCCATGTTGATCCCCATCATGATGCCTTCCATTCAGCCGCGCGGGCGCCACAGTCCTTGCTGTGCGCGTGAATCTCGTACCGGTTCTCATCAGCGTGCGCGCACTCGGGGCAGCAGTACGCGGCTCCGGCCGACACGAGCCGCGTGCAGTTGGGCAGAGCGGCGCACGGCTTGAGCTCTTTCGCCCGTTCGGCCTGCTGGGCACGGCGACGGGCCGCGATGGCGGGGTGCTCCCGGCCACCCTCGCGCCGGGCCGAGTGCGGGTTGATGAGCGCTGCCTCGCTGCGGTCGTGCTTGCGCATGAGGTGTGCCGCACCGTGGACCATGGCGTCGAGCCGGTCGGGGGACGCCGGGTCCTCTTCGGGGATCCACGTGGTCAGCTGGTCCTCAAGCTCGGGGAACGACCCGACGTGGCACACGCGGCCCTGTTCGTACCGCATGGCCACGGGCTGCGCGCGCAGCCGTTTGCCCTGGGAGGCGTTCACGCGCCGGATCGGGGGCGGGCCTGCGTTGGCACCTCCGCGGCTTTTCCACGCCATGCGCAGCACGGTTTCAATCCAGTCTTTGCCGCCGTTGTCCTCCACGATGATCAGCGAGGCTGAGAACTGGTCGAGCAGGGCGAACGCCCGGTCAGATGCCCGCTCGGGGCTCAGTCGCTCGGACCCGTCGTGGAGGACGTAGTTTTTGCCGTCGGCGCCGCGGCCGACCACAACCAGGCCGGTTTCGTCGCCCGCACCGGTACCCGCAGGGTCCATGCCCACGACGATGTTAATGAGCTCGGGGGCCCGCTCCACTCGCGAACCGTCGATGTGACGGCGTGCGACGAGCGCGCCCGGGAGGTCGTCCAGGACTTCGGCGTTGAGTTCCTGGCGCCCAAGGGTCGTCCCCTCGTACTTCGCGATCACGGCCCGCTGGAAGGTGGGTGCCAGGTTGGACAGGTTGTCGTAGGTCGAGCCGTGGCTGATGGCGGTCCGCTCATCCTTCAGCAGACGCTTGATCAGGGGCAGCGGCCGGGGCGTGGTGGTGACGAAAATCTGGGGGTGGGCACCCAGGCGCATGCCGAGCTGCGCCATGTCCCAGGACTCCTGGATGTACCGCCAGGCCGCCATTTCATCAAACCAGCCGTAATGGTGCTGGGGTCCTCGCAGGCGGTTCGGCTCGTCTGCCGAGTAGCACATCTGTATGGCGCCATTGGGGTAGGTCAGGCGCCGTTTGGACGGCTCGTACACGGGCCGGAAAGTAGCAGGGGCGCACGCCAGAATGCCCGACTCACCTTGCACGAGAACGTCCCGGGTGTCAGCCGCGGTCGGCCCGATCAGCGCTCCACGCTCCTGGTGGCGGGCCTTCTCAATGGCCCACTCGGCCCCGGTCCGGGTTTTGCCCCAGCCGCGGCCGGCGAGTGCCATCCACACGTCCCACTCCCAGTCGGGTGGCCGCTGGGAGGGCCGGGCGTGAGGTGCGGACCAGCCCCTGTGGGGGGCGCCGTCGCAGGCCGGCCGGTTGCAGATCCACGGAACCCGGCCGGCGTCGTCGTCCTGGATCGCCTGCTCCAGGGTTTCGGCCAGGCGTGCGAGGTCAGCAGGGCTCATGCGCGCCAACTGGGCCCTGCTGAAGCTCATGCCGAACGCCCCCGAATGCGGTCGTCCAGCTCGGCCATCATCTCTTCAACCTTGGCCACCTGCTCGGTCGTCTTGGACATGGCGGCCCGGTCCCCGAGCAGCAGCGAGTTCGCTTCGATCTTGGCCATGGCCATGAGGGCTTGTGTCCACCGCACGGTGGGGTCGTCGCGCTTAGTGATGAAGTCGTCCAGGCGCAGGTCCAGAAGGCCACGCAGCTTGTCCATGAGCGCGATGTTCTTGTCGCGCATCTCGGAGACCTGGTGGACCAGGCCGTCTGTGTCCGCCAGGGCAACGTGGTTGTCGAAATCGCGTACGCGGTCCCGCCAGTCGTGGGTGCGGGACCAGCCGTCTACCAGGCTCTTGGACTTTTTCAGCTTGCGGCACGTCTCGGCGGCACTGCGCCCGGGCCCGGCTTCCAGGTAGGCCCGGAACGCCGAGTAGGCCGGCTCGGACTCGTTGGGCCGCTTCAGCCATGAGTACTCGGCCATGGCTCCTCCTTCAGTTCACCTGCCTGCACAGGAAGTAGTTCTGCTTGTCGATCTCCACTATCGCGCCCGTGTAGCCTTCCGGGCACGCCTCCGCAGGCTCGCCCTTGTCGCCCTGG